GTTTCCCAGTCACGATCCAAGGCACAGCGTCTGACCTAGTAGCTTGCGCAGTAGGTAATGTCTATGAACAACTTAAACACCATAAAGATAAAGTACTTCTAGTAAATGAAGTGCACGATTCCTTAATATTAGACGTGCACCCAGCGCATATACAAACAGTGATAAAGATTATTACAGGGGTTATGGAAGACTCTAGTAAATATTTATCGAGTATAACTTCAAAACATATTGACATTGAGCTAGAAGTCGAGGTAAACTATGGTAAGAACTGGAAAGAGTGTAAGGAGTAACTTATGCCTTATATAGACAAAGGAAGACGACTACTTTTACAGCCTTCTACCGAAGTAGGCGGCGATAAAGAAGTTACCTCAGCAGGAGAACTAAACTATATGATAACAATGTTATGTTTAGATTATCTTAAGCAAACAGGTTATAGCTATTCAACATTAAATAGTATAGTAGGAGCCCTTGAATGCGCAAAACAAGAGTTTTACCGGCGAGCTGCTGTTCCCTATGAAGACATCAAAATGCGACAGAATGGAGATGTATATGACTACTCTGAGTAAAGATAAGCTATACTATTTAGCATCGCCTTATTCATCACCATGTGAATTTACACGTAATAGTAATTTTAAATCCATCTGCTTACTAGCAGCAGACCTTCTTAAGCAAGGCTATATGATCTATTGCCCTATAGCTATGTCACACCCTATTTCAGAGTTTACTGATATATCAACAGGCTTTGAATTCTGGGAGAAACTAGATTTAATGGTCATAGACAGATGTGATGGCGTTATAGTAGCTACCTTACCTGGATGGGATACCTCAGTAGGTGTTACGGCTGAAGTGATACATGCCCAAGAAACTGGTAAACCTGTAATTTACACGGAATGTCCATTTGTGACAGAATATATACCAAGTTCTTTTTATAAGTATGTTGACCAAGTAATGCAATTTGGAGCTAAAAAACACGGGGACCATAATTGGGTTAATCCAAACGGCACAGCTGTACAACATACTTCTAATTGTAATAGTATGTTTCACCATTTATCTGATAGTTATGCTGGAGTAGAAAAGGACCATGAGAGTGGGCTACACCCGGCAGCACACTTAGCTACGAGAGCATTAATGTTATTACATAGGTTAAAGAAGGGGCTTAAATAATGAAATTAGTTCTTAAAGATATTGCCGCTAAACATAACACAAAAACAGAGGAGATGTCTTTAGAGGAATATTTCTTAAAAGCCTCTAAGAACCCGACCATGTATGACTCACCAGCTAAACGTTTATTAAGAGCGATAGGACCGCCAGAGATAGTAGACACTTCGAAAGATCAACGATTAGCTAGAGTATTCTCGAACAGGACGATTAAATTATACAAACCATTTTCAAATTTCTTCGGAGCTGAAGACGTAATAGAAAAGATTGTCTCTTACCTAGAACATTCTTCACAAGGATTAGAAGAGAAGAGACAGATACTCTATTTATTAGGGCCAGTAGGAGGCGGTAAATCCTCTTTAGCTGAGAAATTAAAAGAATTAATGGAACAAGAACCCTTTTACGCTATTAAAGGGTCTCCAATATTTGAGAACCCATTAGGATTATTAAGAGTATATCCACAGCTTGCTGATAATTTACCTATACCTAAATCAGCAATACCGGCAACCATCTCACCTTGGTTAAGCAAACGTATTGACGAATTAGAAGGAGACCTGTCTAAGATTAAAGTAATTAAGATGTTTCCGTCCCAAAGGAAACAGGTATCTATTACGAAGACAGAACCTGGTGATGAGAATAATCAAGACATTTCTACCTTAGTAGGTAAATTGGATATAAGAAAATTAGAGCATTTTGCACAAGACGATCCCGATGCTTATAGATATAATGGTGGATTATGTCTAGGTAATAGAGGTATGCTAGAGTTTGTCGAGATGTTTAAAGCACCGTTAAAAGTATTAAACCCGTTATTAACAGCAACACAAGAAGGGAATTACAAAGCTACAGAAGCATTAGCTGCTATCCCCTTCGATGGTATGATCGTATCACATTCGAACGAAAGTGAATGGCAAGCCTTTAAAGATAACAAACAGAACGAGGCATTTCTAGATAGGATTTATATTGTAAAAGTGCCTTATAATTTAAGATACGAAGAAGAGAAATCCATTTACACGAAATACATGTCGTCGTCTTCTCTGTCCGAAGCACCTACAGCCCCACATACTTTAGATGTATTAGCTAAATTTGCTGTAATGACAAGACTAGAACCTGTTGCCAATGTAGACTTAGTATGTAAACTAAAGTCTTATAATGGAGATAATGTCAAGGAACGTTACCCTAACGCTATGGCCCTTAACGAGCTTAAAGATATTGCTTCACTTGCTGAAGGATTCTCAGGTTTATCTACTCGAACCGCATTTAAATTATTGTCTAGGGCATATAACTACGACACAGAAGAGAAAGCTGCTAACCCTGTGCATCTATTCTCTTTGATATCAGAATACATCCGAACTGAAGAAATGTCAGAAGAGAAAAAAGAGTATTGGAGTGCAATGCTAACTAAGTATTTAATTCCATCTTATATAGAAAAGCTAAGGAAAGATATACAAGTATCTTACTTAGATAGTTATTCAGATTACGGTCAGCATTTATTTGATAGGTATTTATCTTATGCTGACGCATGGACTCAAGAGAATGACTTCAGGGATCCTGACACTGGTCAAATATATGATAGGAAAGCTTTAGACAGTTTCTTAGAAGAGATAGAGAAACCTGCTGGAATAGCTAATCCAAAAGACTTTAGACATGAAGTAGTTACTGCTAACTTAAGACACATGTCTAGACATAAAGGAAAAAATATTTCTTGGCAGTCTAATGACCGAATCCGGGAAGTATTAGAAAAGAAATTATTCACTAGTATAGATGATATACTACCCCAAATAAGTTTTGAGAAAGGAGTTGATTCAGACGATGCTAAGAAGCAAAAGAACTTTATTGAACGTATGAAAGAAAAAGGTTACACAGAGCGTCAAGTACGTCTTGTAGTTACCTATTTCCAGAAATACTCAACATCACGGTAATCTATATGTCTATTATTGATTCACGTGATTTAGCAAAAGGACGACAGGCGGCGAACCGTAAAAGGTTTATTGACCGCCATAAAGAAACCTTAAAGAAAAAAGTAGAGGAGGCTGTATCTAAGCGTTCTATTAAAGACGCTGACAAAGGAGGATCTATATCTATCAATCCAGATGCTCAGCCGCATATCGATTATGACTCAGAGAGTCCGAGGGACATAGTAGCACCTGGTAATGAAAGATATAACCGAGGCGATCATATCGCTAAACCCCAAGAGTCAGGAGGTGATCGATCTAAAGCGAGTGCGGATGGTGAAGGTACAGATGACTTTGAATTCTATATGACTAAAGAAGAGTTTATGGATCTGTATTTTTCCGATATGGAACTACCAGATATGATTAAACAAAGCTCTAAAGCAGAGGTAATATATAGACAAGTAACAGGAGGCTTTACCAAGGAAGGTATCCCTCCACGTTTAGCCATTAAAAAAACATTTGAGACTGCTATAGCTAGACGTATAGCTAACAAGAAGTCAGGGCATAAATCACCTTTCCTAGACGATACAGACCTTAGATATATAAGAAAATTTAATGTAGCCGAGCCTGCTGTTAGTGCAGTAGTATTCTTAGTAATGGACGTTTCGGCTTCTATGACAGAGCATCATAAAACGTTGGCGAAAAAGTTTTACATATTTTTATATCAATTTCTAACAAAGTTTTATAGGAATATTGAGATGGTATTTATTAGATACCATACAGAGGCGAGAGAAGTAGATGAAGAAGAGTTTTTTAAAGGTTCAGATACTGGAGGTACTCTGGTAACTAATGCCTTTGAATTGGCTAAGACTATAATTGATAAACGTTATCCTGCCGAAACAAATAATATCTACATGGCGCATGTAAGCGATGGCGATATGTGGCCCGGAGATATAAGACCATTTGAACGTATACTTAAAGAAATATTACCTAACCTACAATATCTAGCTTATCTAGAAGTAATGCGAGAAACAAAGTGGAAACGACTTTCCGAACTAAAAGAAACTTACGAAAGAATGAATGAACCAAAGATTGGTATCAGTACTGCTAAAGAGGACTCTGATATTTACCCTGCACTGCGGCAGCTATTTGAAAAGAAAGGAGTTAACTCATGAGCAAAGGACCTAAAATATTATTTTATGACATTGAAACTACTTTATTACTAGGACATTATTTTCGATTAGGTAAGCAAGTACTTAGGCACTCACAAACTTTACCTGGCTATTTTTCAAGAACTCATATTATATGTATAGCTTATAGATGGTTACATGAAGATAAATCTAAGATATTAACATGGGGTAATAGTTTAAAAGATGAGAAAACTATGATACAGAAGTTTGATAAATTAGTAGAGAAAGCTGATGTAGTTATAGGTAAAAACAGTAATAGATTTGACAATAAGCACATTAACTCACAAAGACTTTGGCATGATCTAGCAGGTGCGCCACAGTGGACTAAGTATACAGATGATTTAGAACAACAGATGAGGAAACATTTCTACCTACCATCTTATTCATTAGACTATCTATCTGAACAGTTAGGGTTAGGTGGTAAGAGGTCTATGAGTTTCCAAGACTGGGTTGATATTAGCTTCTATAGAATGCATATGTTAGCCAAAGGCGATAATGCATTACTGAAGTTACTAACAGGTAAAAATGTTACCAGTATTGTCCAAGACGGTAAAGCAGCACAAGCTAAGATGTATGACTATAACGTCAAAGACACAGACGATACTGTAGATCTATGGAATAAATGTGTAACCCATTTTGAACCTAAGTTCAATAGAGCCACTTTTGGACAAGATCTGATATGTAAATCTTGCGGTAGCAGTAGATTGAAAAAGAATGGAGTTAGGATAGCAGGACAAAGCCGCTATCAAGAATTCTTTTGTAATGAACATGGAGGGTATGCTGGAAGAGCCTCTATAAGCGCTACTGGAAAATTAGGGAAGATCAGTTAAAATGCAAACTAAAGTACAAAGTGTTATTGAGGTAGTAATAAATGTAGTATCGGGTTATTTGCTCTGCATACTAGTGCAACTTGTTGCATACCCTTTCTATGGAATACAAATCTCACTAGAAGATAACATACAGTTAGCCACTTTGTTTTTAGTTATGTCCCTGTTAAGAAATTATTTTTGGCGCCGCTTTTGGAATCATATGCATAAGGTAAAATCAAAATGAGAGAACCTTTATTTACTTCAAGCGAATGGACATTCCCTTTATTACATAGTGTCTGGGATAGAATAGAAGAAATAGCTAAGTCCAAATATGATATAGATTATTACCCTGTACAGATAGAAGTAATAACGTCAGAAGAAATGATAGATGCCTACTGCGTATCTTCTGAACATACTGTACTTACGACTGATTTACGTTGGGTAAAACTTAAAACAATCAAAGCAGGAGATAGAATTTTAGGATTTGACGAAGAATGCAAATCTAATTCTTATCGGCAATATAGAGAAGCTACTGTAGAATCTATTAGATTTGAAGAGCATGAAACCTATGAAGTAGAGTTTGAATCAGGAACTAAGTTTATAACAACTAACGACCATTTATGGTTAATTAAAAGAGATGGTGTCCGTCAAGGTCATCAACAACATTGGGTCCGTACTGATGAATTAACTAGAGATCATTATTCCTGTAAGTTAATGGAAACCTGGGACCAGGTAGAGAATTATGAAACTGGATGGCTGGCAGGGATGTACGATGGCGAAGGGTGTGTAATTCTTCCACGCCCTAGAGTTCATTGTGCACAGAACCCAGGTAAAACATTAGATAAATTAATACGTTTATCGAATAAATATCATAGCCAGGGTATTAATATTAATGAAAAGCACGGAAGTGATTGTGTTCAAATAAGTTTAGCAGGGAATATGTCAGACAGATTAGAATTTTTAGGGACTATTAGACCTCAGCGGTTACTAGATAAAGTAACCTTTAATCAGTTAGGAACTATGTACACAACCAGATATGAAAAGGATTATATCAAGTCGATTAAACCAGTAGGGAAAAAAGAAGTAGCTGTAATGAAAACAAGTACAGGTACTTTTGTGTGTGATGGTCACCCTATGCATAACTGCTCCCATGCCATGCCAGTGATGTACGATCATTGGTCTTTTGGTAAGCAGGCTGCTTTATTAAAGAGAGATTATAAAAAAGGTATAGCTAACTTAGCATATGAAGTAGTTATCAACACTAACCCATGTATAGCGTATCTTATGCAGAACAACACGATGACTATGCAGACTCTAGTTCTAGCTCATGCAGCTGTAGGACATAATGCATTCTTTAAAAGTAACTATTTATTTAAAGAACATACGAACGCATCTTCTATTCTAGACTACCTTAGATTTGCTAAAAATTATATAGAAGAATGTGAGAAAGCTCATGGCTTAGGTCCAGTAGAAGAGCTATTAGATATGTGCCATTCGTTACAATACCAGTCTATTGATAGATACCAACGTAGAAACGTATCAGACGCTAAGAAGAAAGAAATGGAGTTAGCTAGGCTTAAAAACAAAGAAGAGATGTACGACCCAGTCCTTGAGACTATAAAGAAGAAAAAGAAAAGACCGGATAAACGAAAGAAGAAAAATACAACAGCAGAGCTCCCAGAAGATAATCTATTATATTTCGTAGAAAAGAATTCGATAGTATTGGAGCCTTGGCAGAAAGAGATAGTAAGGATAGTTAGGTATATATCACAATATTTTTATCCGCAAATATTAACTAAGGTAGGTAACGAAGGATTCGCTAGCTTTTGGCATTACACTATCATGTCCGATCTTTGTGATGAAGGGTCACTTACTGAAGGACATAGATTAGAATTCTTAACATCACATACTAATGTATTGACCCAGATGCCGTACAACAGTACAAGATACTCAGGTATTAATCCCTACGCTTTAGGGTTTGCTATATATAGCGATATTCGCCGTATATGTGAGAACCCTACTCCAGAAGATAGAGAATATATGCCAGAGTTGATAGGGCAGAATTGGATAGATGCTGTTAAAGATGCAGCAGCAGGCTACAAAGACTCAAGTTTTGTCGCTAATTTCCTTAGCCCTAAAGTGGTTCGAGACTTAAGATTATTTAGTGTTATCAGTGATCCAGAAGAAGAGCATTACACTGTGACCCACACTCATAATAAGTCAGACTTCTATGAGTTTAGGAGATTATTCTCTAAATGTTACGACTGGGATGAACACTTCCCGACGCTTAAGATCGTTAATTATACTACCGGCCCAGATGCTAAGATAACTTTGATATACGATAAGTTCCTAGGCAGAGACCTAGCTGATAGTGATAATACTAAACAATGCTTACAGAATCTATCAAAGCTAATGGGAGTACCTGTAAACGCTATATTAAATTCATCGGTAACTAAAGCCGCACCATCATTAATTACATAACGAGGTTTACTTAAATGATCATTACTATAGATAAAGTTAGTCTTAATGTAGAGAAGACTTCTAAAGCAGGTAGTTCTTATACTTGCCATGAAGTTTCGTATACTAACCAAGATGGTAAATCACTAACGAAAAATATCTTTTCGTCTAGCCCTATTTCTAATGCAATAGCTACAGAAATTACAGCAGGAGATTTTGCAGATGTTAAAGTCGCCAAAAACGGAAAATTCTTTGAATGGGTTGCAATTTCAAAAACGGATAAAGCGGCAGCTGATAAAGCTAAAGCAGCACCGAGATTTACTAGAGGCTCAACTAAATCGAGCTTTGATACGCAAGGAGCGAGGATAGGTAATATAACTAATTGCGCTGCTACTATCTTTGCTAATAAACTAACTAAAACTCTAACCGAGGCAGTTGACCTAGTTATTGAATCTCAACAATACATAGAGAGCAAGATATCCGAGACACCTTCAACTACTACCACAGCCACTGAAACAGTAGAAGAGACAAAGACAGAATCTACAGGAGCAACAGATACTGTCTGGGAAATCAGCGGTGACGATGATACTTTTTAGGAGTTCCTATGAAAAGAACAGGACTATGGGATGGCGACTGCCTGGTATGGAGATTCGGGTGGTTAACTGATCATAAAGTATTAGTAAGAAGTTTAGAGAAAACTTTAGAAGAGTACTCGGCTAAAACTGAGTGCTCTACTACCAAGATATTTGTAGCAGATACCGCTAAATCTAATTTTAGGTATAAAGTATTTGCAGGGTATAAGAGTAGTAGGGTTGGTAAAAAACGGCCTCCCAGTGAAAAGTTTACAAGAGATTATCTATTAGAGCACCACGGCGCTATAGTTATACAAGGCGCTGAGGTTGACGATGCATTAGGTATAGAACAAATACGCCTCAGTCAGATAACTGACGAAGATAGTATAATCTTTACCAATGACAAAGATTTAGACATGATACCCGGATGGCATTGTGATTTAGATTTTCAACGTAAGATAAAATACAAGGATACTATTCAGATACGGAAAGCTTATAAACGACAAGAGATTTATGAAGTCAAAGATCCAGGTTTCTTGTCTTTAAGAAAGAACAATGGAAAGAATGTTTTAACTGGAGCAGGGCATCTATGGTTCTGTGCACAGATGCTTATAGGCGATTCTGCGGATTGTATACCAGGACTCTCTAAGTTAGCTAATACAGGATTGAGGTTTGGCCCAGTAGCAGCTTTTAATACATTAAAAGAATCTAAGACATATGAGCAAGGTATTAAGAAAGCTTACCATATGTATATTAAATCTATACCCAGGGACAACAAAGATATTCGAAGAGCCTTTATCCGTAATGCTAAACTACTGTGGATCAAACGAGTACCAGGGAAAGAACAGGTGTTTCCTTTGGAATGGTTAGATCAGGTAGAAGAGATTACAGTTTGACAACCTCTACCGCTCTTAGTATACTATCTAATATATCCCATCAATCATTATAGAGTTATGGCACTATTAAGGCGAGGTCAGACATACTGGTTAGATATCTCTTTCAAGAAGAAACGGATTCGTATGTCTCTTCAAACTACAGATAAAAGTAAAGCTCAAGAGTACCATGACAAATACAAGGCCGGTCTCTGGGACATATACTACTTAAATACAGAGAAGCCTATGACGTGGCCTGAAGCCGTTGAACGGTGGGCAGAAGAGAAGTCCCATAAGAAGTCTCTGCACCGTGATCTATTAATGGCCAATTACCTTTCAAAACATTTCAAAGATACAGCCTTAGACGACCTGGACATAACCGGCGCATTACTAGCTAAGAAGCAAGAAGGCGTTTCCCCTACTACTATAAATAGATATACAGCATTAATTAAATCTATTCTTAGGAAAGCAAAATCCTCTTGGGGTCAGGACATCACTTTACCTAATCTACCATTAACCCCAGAGAAACCCAGAGAGCTATATTTAACAGTTAACGAGTATAAGGCATTACTACGAAACTTACCCGACAAACTACGTGATGTAGTAGCCTTTGCGATAGAGACTGGTTTACGTAAGAGTAACATCTTAGGAATTCAAAGTAGTTCTGTAGATCTTGATCGCAAGGTTCTACATGTTCACTCTCAGACAACTAAGTCTGGTAAGCCTTTCTCTATCCCCTTATCTGATCAAGCCCTAGACCTACTAAAACGAAATAATTATTCTTTTAGGTTTGGGGCTACTGAGTACCGCAGATTTAAACAAGCAGCCCTATTAATAGATAAATCTGGATTAAGGTTCCATGATCTGCGGCATACTTATGCATCTTGGAAAGCACAAGCTGGAGTACCAATAGAAGTAATAAGTAAGTTACTAGGCCACAGCTCTATAGTAGTTACTGATAGGTATCGCCATTTAAGTATTAATAACTTAAGAGAATACGTATGACTATATTTAAAGCTTATAAACGACATGAAGGTATTAAATGGTGTCTCTATAGTAAATGTGAAGACGGGAAGACTATATGGGCCATAACACCAGATTCTACTGAAGAGTGGGCCCAAGGACTAGAATATCGATTCATTACTAAGGGAGAAGCTTTAGTAGTTAAAGAAAGATTAGAGAAGGAGTACCTAGCATGAAGGCACGAATACTAACTATAGTTATAGGGTTACTATTGTTCTTGACTGGTGCTCCTACGGCATCAGCAGGGTATATGAATGAGACCTGGCCTAAAGTAGTAACACCTCTATTAGAAACTAATCTTTATACGAAAGGAAACTGGGCATATAAGTCCTACTTTTTTTATACACCCCCATGCATTTAGCATTCGAGAAGAACCATAAACAAAGGCTGATAGACTTTGTTAGGATTATGGATGAGATGTCAGCTATAGGGTCGGACGAGATAGAAGCTCTCTATAATGATCCAGCAGATATGCTTTCTAACACTAACGCTTTAAGTTTATTAACTTTCTCAGCATAGTTTTTAGAGTTGTGTACTAACGAATACAGAAGCAACTGCGAAGCTGCTTATCTTACCTATAGCAATAATGAAGCATCATTTAATGCTGATTTTACTAGCTTCACTCAAGAATTACACGGCTTATTATTATCACATTTTAACAAAATCGCTAATAAGCCAGCTTGGATTTGGCGGAGGTGCGAAGATGTAAGTATCAAAGAATATAAATATAACGGCGTTACCATCTATGGCTTTGCTACCGCTGTTAATAGAATCATCTGGAGAACAACGGCTGCGGAGGATACTTATTGTACAGTAACCACAGGAGATGATTTTTTATTTGCTAGTCTAGGATCTTTGCTAAGAGTGACACACAATACTCTAGGGTCATATGATTTACCTGGAGGTGGTAATACATCTGACTACTTATTCTTATTAGATACTACGGTTTCAGCTGCATACTCTATGTTAACAACTAAAACAGATCTAACAGACCCAAGCGGTTTTAGTTACGATAAAGGTTTATGGAGCACTCATGTAGACTATAGTTATTCAGGGTATGATTCTATAGAAGACTTGACTACATCCAATGAAGGGCTACCAGACGGAACTCCTCCTGTACCTTTAGCTGAAGATGATGTTATGACGGATAGTTCCCATTTCCTTAGGTTCATCCCTTTTATAACTTCTCTATATCAAACCTTAGCTAATACAGATCCTAGTAAAGCAGAACAAGTAAAAACTATAGCTACGGCATACAGTACTAAGATAGCTAATGATGTTATCTCTAGACCTACTACATTAGGTAAACTATATGCTATCTCCACCTTCTCCAGCGGACATGTAGGTTTATATAGGTATAACGATGCTCAACAACAAAATACAGTAGAGGCTTATCAATTGTCTGGGTTTGTGTTTACCTCTGGGTTTTATAGTATGCTACCTAAAGATGCACCAGGACATAAGTACATCAAGAGAGCATTTAGATATATGAAGAAGAACTACCCTACAGACGAAGCTCTTCTTGCTGCGTACCACGGTAACCAGTTCCTAGAGTTATCTACAGGCAGTAGATTATATACAGAAAGAGAATTCAAGGTAGGGGCGATCTCTGCTCTTAGATTGATGCGAGATGCTACTTTTAATAAATGGAATTAAGATATGGCTAGTAAAAGTAAAGTGAAAGGTTCACAATACGAACGTGAGATAGTTGAGATCTTCAAAGAGAATAATGTAGATGCTGAGAGAGCATGGGGATCTAATGGTAAGTCTTTTGGGGAACACGAGGAAGTTGACGTAAAAGCTGGAGGACTTAAGCTTCAATTAAAAAGACGCAAAAAAATACCCCAGTGGATAGGCCTCACTGAGGTAGTAGACGCCGCGATACTTAGAGAAGACCGCGGAGAGAATTATATCATACTAAAGTTACAAGACTTTATTGATTTGGTATTTAAGAAATGACTATCAAGGAGTCTCTTCAAATTGCCGTACGTACCATCAGGAATATCTTTCTCTTTCTTCCTGAGTTATCTGAGTATGAGAAGTGGGACTCTGAGTACTTAGAGCGTTTCTTATCTAAAATGTATAGGCATCTTTCAACAGAACTTAAACATGATCCCTATCATAAAGACTCAAAGAAACTGGCTAGACGGGCAGCTATTATCTCCCACCTTATTGCTAATAGAAGAGATACTATAGAAGACCCGATGTATAACCATCTACTAGATAAACAACTGTCAATTACAACAGATCTACATGGATTCATTAGGGTAAGTTCTTTATCTCCTTTGTCGAAGATAGAAGAGAGGCTGTATAACAGCCGTAGAGCTCATATAAGAGCCGTTCGACGAGACAGAGATCGACTCCTATTACATTATATAACTAAGTATCACGACCGTCTATGGACCTAATATCACTAGTACTGTATGTATCTTTATCTGTGTCTATTGAGGCTACAGTTATCCGTGTATACGACGGAGATACTATCTTTGTAAATCTTAATACTGAAGGACCAAGTATATTAACTGATAACCTATCTATTCGGATAGCCGGTATAGATACCCCAGAACTAAGAGGAAACTGTAGACAAGAAAAAGCCCTAGCTCAGAAAGCTAAGGCTCTTGTTGAAGAAGCACTACCAAAAGGTAGCACTATATATTTATCTAGATATACCCGGGGAAAATACTTTAGGTTAGTAGCAGATGTATCTACTGGAGATAAAGACATTGCAACAATGTTGCTACAGGAAGGATTAGCGGTAAGATACTATGGTAAAACTAAGACCAAAGATTGGTGTAGTTAGACCTTCGGCCATCCGTTCTCTACATCAGTATCAGGATCTTTCTCTACCGCAGCAATTAGTTCTCTAGCTTTTTGTTCTACAGCTACAGCCGTCTCTAGTTTCTTAAGTATTTTAAATAACTCTGGCTTTGCAGGCATACCTTCATCAGATACATTCTCTAATAGAATCTTGAATGCGTCCACTATGAGCATTACCCTCTCTGCCTGGGAGTCAACCGCTAGCATCCTCTCTTGCCGTTTTTGCTCTATAATCTCTTTTTTTACTTTTACTTTGACTTCAGGTTTATTAGGGTCATTGGCGGCGGATTCAGTATTACGTAACTCGATTTCTTTAGCATTTAAGGGTACTTCTATACCGTTTACTTTTTTCGTGAGTGACATAGTTATCGTATCCTATATAAAGTAATTGTACCTGATGTTAGGTTACCTGAACTCATCAGAAACTGAATTCCATCTATAGCAGTTGTAGCTCCAACCCAAGCACCTGTGGACATACTAATAATGAACTCAGCTGCTGCTGAACTCATAGATTGATTAGAACGTAATCTAGTATATTCACCGCTTTGACCAGGATTAAAAACTGTTATTTCACCTGACCATGACTCATTACCAGTATTACCTAAAGCAGCATTAATATCAAAAGCAGTATCAGTAGTACCCGAACTTTTAGCTAAAGCAGAGCTAGTACCCGCTGAGATCCTTACCCAACTATAATTAGTGTTTTCCCAGGTAGAGCCATTGTCTGTAGAGACTCTCATCATTAAGGTAGTATTATCTGTAGCAGGTACTATCGAATCTAAAACAACTTGATAACGAGAATAAGTACTAGATAAATTAGTAAATTCTACGGTTGCGTCGCTTGAAATAGAAGTAGAGGATACTAACTCCCAGCCGGACCCCAAAGAGGCATCCGTATCTGGTAGAGTTAAAGTCCTTTCAGCCGTAGGCGCTCCTGTAGTTATATAATTGCCAGTACCCGTAACCCTAAATTTATATGCATTACTTAAGGCTGCACCAGCGACTCTAGTTTGAATAACGAAATCTGTATCTTCGGATCCCGCTGAGACATCAACAGCTCTAAAATCCAATCTACCGAAATCACTTGTTGCTTCGTCAGCACTTTCTGCCTGAACTAGTATACCAGTACCGATACCAGCTGCTGGGGTACCTGACGTAGTACTAGTAAGTGTTAAGAGATTATCCACTGTATTAGTTCTAGCATCTTCATCAGCTATAGTGACTGTTCCCTTAGACATTGTTAAGTCGCCGTCAGTGAGAGTAAGGTTACCGGAAGTAAGTACAGCATTACCTGATGTTAAAGTCAGATTACCGGAGGTTAAGGTAGCATCTCCTGAGGTAACTATGATATTACCACTAGTAACTGTGAAGTTCCCAGTGGTTATCTCAACAGCTTTAGTAATATCAAGATCAGAGGCACCGTCAATAATTGATCCTATTAACTGTGACTCAACTACCCAGTTAGTACCATCACAGATTAAAGCAGCTATATCATATTGGTTCCTCAGGACTAGGGTCGCTGACCCTTTTACAGTTTCAGCTGCGTTACCATCTATTGTAACTGTATTAGAACTACTATCTGATTTAGCTATAGCAATTTTAAAACCCGCGCCTGCTGCTGAGGCTGCTGGAAGAGTTACAGTACGATTAGCGCCGCTAGCGTCTACATTGATCAATTTACCAAAGTCCGCAGCAACTGCGATATAGTCAGCTGTCTTAGCTGCATAGCCAGTAGCTTCAGCTAGAGCAGTTACATTATCTTCGGTACGGACCGTAGAGCCTGAGGAGTCTTTAACTACTACCTTATAGCTACCATCTAGCCATACTTGAATAGGACTACCGCTATTGTCAGGGCGTCCTGCGCTATCTAAGGTAATAGGATTAGGATTAGTTACAGCTTTAGCAGAATCAGCGTAGGTATCTTTAGAAGTAGTAGTCCCTGCTTCATAGAAAGTAAGTGATCCGCCATTTAGTACAGCACCAGTATCTGAGAAGAACTGGAGAACTGGCATAAATAACAGTGCTGTTTTAGCCATTGTTTATTTCCTATAATGTGTTATAATTAAATTATGTGAACTATCAGAGTTATTACACTATGCAATATATAATACCTTTATTAACTCTAGCTTTAGTTATCTTTATTATTTGGTATGTAGACGGAGGCTAACAAATGAATATAATCCGTAAAGTTAAGGATACTATCTCTGATGCGTTAGTAACCACTATTAATGTTGTTGGATTTTTTCTTTGGTGCTACGTTTTGTTTAGTCTGGTTGGAATTATTCTTTTTGGGTTTTTGTTGCTGTAAGTCAATTACATTAGTACCTTCACTATTTGTAGTAAAGATAGTACCCATTCTAATAAACTTCTCTGTTACCTGATTACCTAGATATTCCTTCAGAGCTTGGTTCTTATCTATCAATCCATATCTAATAAGATTACGCTTTAAAGCTTTACTGCTAGTAGCAGATAGACGATCTAGCATACCACTACCTAAAGCCCAATGCGGTCCGAATTTAGCAGAAGGCCCAAGATCTATAGATCCACGCTTATTATAATCGTTCATAACCTTCATAAGGCCATCAAGCATTTTACCTTCTTTAGTTCCTCTAACAGCACTAAGAACGCTAGGCTTTTTATTTAACTGATTAAAGAAAGTAGACATATTAAATGTGCCAGCTTTATCCATGGAGCTGATGGCTACATCCTGCAGTTCTTTAGCTCGAATAGCTCTGGCAGAGCCACCACCTAATTTTTGTAAGTTAGATTCTGTAATTGTACCTGAGCTATCTACCATTTTCTTAACAAACTTAGCAGCTACTGATTTATCAACAGCTACCTTCGCTAGTTGAGGTACTAGGTCCCCGTTGAACCTATTAATCTCTTTAGATACAGTATTAGCAGCTGTAAACTGTTCTAAGTGCCCTGCATCATCCGCTGTCTGTTTTAAAGCTTTAGTGATATCTTCGTACATACTATTAGATCTAGAAGCAGTAGTACGAGTTATATCTCCGGTACCAGACTTCCGCCATAGGTTATCTTTATGATCACGGAACACACTTCTAAGTTCTTTAAGCTTATTGAAGCTCATTTCATTAGATTTAACTAAATTCTTCTGTACCCATTTCTGAGTAGAAGCAGGTAATTCATCTCCATTCTCTACTAAGAATCGATGAGCTTTAACCTTCAAAGCATTCTGAGAAGTACGGAGAATAGGTTTATCGCCGACTTCAGTCAATAAGGTATCCCATACCTCTTTCTCTTTAGCTTTTGATTTTGCTGCCATGGATTTAATAGTGCGCATAGCTAACCGTTCTGCCGCCGCTTTATCTTTGGTTCCAGCCATCTTAGTAGACAAAGACTTAATTATATTATTATACCCTTGTCCAACTAATTCATCAGCTCTCTGCCTAGATTTAAGTATAGGCAATGCTTGAGTTATAGGATTAAGGGCTGCTCCGGCAATAGCGCCTCCTATAGCTCCTCGTTTATTAATAAGGGCACTAGGGTCTTCTGGGTTAGCTAAAGATCCCCCAACAAGAGCGCCTTGAGCAGCTCCTGCTCCGGTAGCTGCTCCTAGTCTGCCGGATAGAGTAGTAGCCATACGAGGAAATTGACCTAAAGCTTTTAGTGGAGCTCCTAATGGAGTAGTTCCTGCTAATCCTCCGGCTATACGTCCAGGAATGGCAAACTTGGGATCAGCTTCATCATACATACCTTGTGCTTTAGTAAGCTGTTCAGTCGCGAGCTGTTGCATTGGAGGAGGTACGTACTGCCCTTCTTCGACTCTACCTACGGTACTCTGGCCAACCATAGCACCTGCTACTTTAGCAGGTAAGCCTCCTAGAGTTTCCACTATACCAAGGTAGATTCCTTTACCTAAGTCAGTAGCAGCGTCAGAGACTTTAGACATTGTAGACTGTTCTTCTCTAGGCTTTACGTCAGGTAGCAAGTCTTTGGGCTTAGCTTTTGATTTTACGTCTGGTAATAGATCTTTAGGCATAATAGCTCCTAGAGGGGCATATTGAATAAACTAGAGAGAGGAGCTTGCATTTGACCTTGCGGTTGTTGTGCTCCCATGCGGTTGCCGCGCTTTTGCCTCCAGTCCTGATACATTCGCATCAAACTATCTTGTGCCTGAGGGTCTTGTAATAGAGCCTGTGTCTGGGGGTTTAAGCCTTGTTGCTGCATCCCTTGTTGAGGGTTTACTGGCATACCTGGGGCTATTTGCTGAGGCATTATAGCTTCCTGTATGCTAGGATTCATCTGTTGCATATTTTGCATAGGTTGACGCATCATCATTTGAAGGGGATTCACCTGTCCTAACCTACCTCGTCTTTGCATAAGACGCCGTCTGAATTCATCAGACCTAGGTCCCTGCATAAAATTACCGAAATGTCTGTTTTGATTAAACATAATTATTTACTGGGCCTCCGTACACCTAGTATACTAGAACTAGGATAGGCTTTATCGTTAACCATATTAGCTTGATTGCCGCCTCTAAGTGTTACAGTTCTAGAGTTAGATTTCACTAAAAGAGCAACATGTCCTTGCCAAGGTAATCGGCCTCGTTTTAGGACAACTATATCTCCAGGTTTCATCTCAGATACTGGAACTTTAACACCCCACTTAAGGAAACTTCTAGCTAAGAATGAATTTGTACCAGAGTAACCCAGTTTATTTAGAATAGCATTTACAAAAGCAGCACACCATGCTGTTTTAGCTGGATTAATTTTTTTGTCTAGATTATCATTCAAAAACTTCATCACTACTTTATTGTCACGAACTTCATGCTTACCTAGTAATTTTTTAGCTTCTGTTAAAAATTTCTTCATGCTAAACCTTAAATAGAATTCATTTGTCGTATTTTACTTAACCAACGTTTACGATCAGCTAAACCGTTATATCCACCGTTAATACGTTTAGTTATGCCTCTTATATTATCTTCTTGGGCTAATTTATCTAGTCCTCTAGATCTCCAAAATTCTGCCGCTATTTGTGTAGCTATTTCAGGGGTAGAAGCTAATTCAGGATTATTAACTAAATCAACTCCTAATTTTTTACTCATTTCTGTATAATTAGCTCGACCGGTGAGTTGTATAAAGCCACGACCTCTGTATTTATATCCATCTCCACTTTGGGTATTCCCTAAATCTTTACGACCTTCATAACGGTCAAAATATTTTCTACCGCCCAGCTCTGTTAAATGTTTAAAGCCTCCAGATTCATGGGCTAATTGAGCCATAAAATGCTCTAGTTCACGACCTTCTGTAATTCCATTTTTTCTAGCTAAAGCCGCTACACTTTGCATAGTTGGTTTAGTCATCTCTTGGCCTCCTACGTTAGCTACTGGCAAAGTAACCTGCTCTTTCAGCTCATCCGGTAATACACTTTGTATCCCCCTAGCAGCTGTTAATATATCGTCTCCTCCGATTCTAGGAGAAAGATTATCTTGTCCCTGTGTGCCTAACAAAGGCACAGCAGTCTGACGTCTAGGGGCCATCAAAGGTTGACGTTGTGGAAGTAAGGGTTGCTGTTGTGGAGGCTGCAACATATTCTGTAAGCCTCCTGTAGCTTGTCGCTGAGGCATTCTCATAGGAGAAGGTTGGGATATACGAGTACCTCCACCAAAAGCATTACCTGGTCCTCTGTTGCCGAATCCACCTGAAGGCTGTCGTGCAGACCGGCCTCCGCCTAGTAAAGAACTAAGGAATCCCATTATTCTTTCTCCTTAAGTAATTTCCGGACCTCTTCAACTGTCATTCCATGTTTTTCAGCAGTATATCTAAGGTCTTCTTCGGAATACTCGTTACTATCTTTTTTAACTGGAGCACTCGCTAATGCAGTTCTAGTAGCATTACTAAAAGCATCGGCAAAAGCACTGTCGGGATCTTCGCTAATAGCAATGCCACGTTTAAGAATATCTTGTTTAAGTTCTTTTAAGCGTTCTAATTTACCAGATAAAGCATCCATCTTACCTTGCGCTTCAGTTGGACTATCTTCAGTCATAGGTACGAATTTCTTCATAAACTCTAATTGTTTATCGGAATATTGTACGCCCGAGAGTTGTTTAATATAGCTCATAGCTAACGCTAATACATTAGATGAGAACTGAGTTTTATTGTGAAGCCAGTCTTTATTAGCTTCGGATAGCCCTAATACTTCATCTGCTCCGGGTATATTAGATAACCAATCTAGCTTTTGTAGGGTTTGCCCTTTAAGGAGCCCCCAACCACCTACAAAATCTTCACTAAAGGTACTTTTTAAGTTTTCTAATTCAGCAAGAGTTTCATCGGCATCTGTAATAGCTGTTTGAGCTTTTGTAGTAGTGGTAGTAGTTGAGGGAGTATACTCTATTACAGTACCGTCTGCACTTACAACTTTAACATTACCGCCAGTAGAAGAAGCTTTATCCTGCTTAATCTTAATAGCTTTACCAGAGATAGCCATCTGTGCCTTAGCAGTAGTCATTCGGTCATCCGGTGACATCTGTAAAAATTGATCTGCTTCTTCTGGGTCAAAGATTCCATTGTCTACTAGAGTGTCCACATATAGTTGTGTATTCTCCTCACTCTGAATGATCTCTGGGGACGTAAGATACATTTGAGTAGCTGCTATCTTTTTATTTAAAGTATCTTCTTCTTTAGTTTCTGCTTCTTCAATAGCTTCTCGTTCTATACGTTCACGGAAATCATCAACATCTTTTTCTTTTTTGGCATTCATAGAGGCGTCAAACTGACGTTTCTTTTCGTCTAGTTTTGCATACTCTAATTCCATTTTGTCTTGCTGGGCGGTATCAGCTCCAGCAGCTGATCGAGGACCGCCTAGATTAGCAGGAGGTCTAACTGGAACTGATCTAGCTTGAGTATTTAATCCTAAGCCACCTATTCGATTACCTGCTAGTGCAGCTAGGCCAGATACATTTAAAGGGTTTTGTGAAATTGGCATAGTTTAGTTCCTAAAATAATGCGCCTAGCGCACCGCCAAAGGCTTCAATAGCGCCTTGGGCTCCTGCTGCTTGAGACATAGATGCTTGGTTAGCTGATGCAG